GGAGGGCCCTCCCTCCGTTGTCTTTTTGTGTATTTTGATTTTATCAATTATTAGTTGTGTCGAGATATGTTACTCCGAGTATGTATTTTCGTTTCCATGTTTTATAACTCCTTGTATACGATTTCGCGCCGTATATGGTGGAGATTAATGGGTTATGTAACTTCGAGTTGATAATTCAAGTTTATAATATCATGCTCATTCTAATTTGTTGTTGTTGTATACAATTTCGCGCTGTATATGGTCAACATCATTGATATTATTATTATATTACAACATTTTATGTTAAACCCTTTTGTCTTTATTTTTAGTCTAGATATTTGTGTAGTTTTAATATAACTTAATTTGTTTGTGTTATCACTTACTGTTATATTATTTTATTTTATGTTGTGATTAACAAACTGCCAAAACCTTTATCGGTCCGTTAAAATATGTTTTATTGCCTTAACAACGCTAATGCAAACTGTTTAGGATTGGTCCCATTTATTTAGTTTAAGCTAAGTAAGACCTTTAAAACCTCTATTTTACCTGGTTCGGCTCTTGGTGTGTTAATTTACCCTCCACAGGTTGTGGCTCTATAATTCGTCGTTATAGTGAATTAAGCTGATATTTAGAGTAGTATCAGTTAGACTATTTAGGATATTATCCGAAATTACTTTAGTGTGCTCTATAAAAAGAGTATATAGATTAGTGCCGCTTTGAACCGGTTGCGAAATTTATCATATTTATATATAGTCGGTACACGAGCGTTTGACGAAATTGATTTGCTAAGGAATCAAACCTGCCTTATATATTACCAAGACGTAATACTTCGGCTTAGGAGAAAACGTTGCTTAGATAACCACTATTATGGCTTCTGCTAACCTAGTTCAAAACCCCAAACAAAATAAATTAAATGGAACTAATAATTCCAAATTTGTATCGAAATTTAAATGGTCTCATCCAAATTGGATTGATATTCCAGAATTTTTGAAGCATGTTTATTCATGTTCTCGTGGTGAACAACATCGTATTTGTAAAGATGTTGTTATAGATTATCAGAAGGATTGGTTTGAGATAATCTCACATAATAATGGCAAATCAGTAAATAAATTACTTGATTTGTTTAAAATGTTGAATGTTCAACATTCTTTTTCGAGGTTAACTCGTGATGACCGTAATAAAAAATTTTCACGAGACAAAGATAATCTTCGCGCACAAGTAGGTGAAGATTTATTTAATTTACCAACTACGGTTAAAGATACATGTCGTATCTTCCAAGAGGTTGGTACTAAATTATCGGAGAATATCGATATTATTACAGATAAAGTTTCAGATATAACACAAAAATTTGACACAGTTTTGGGCCGTGTTTTATTAAGTGTGCAATCTAAATTTGAAACTTTGAAATGGTCTTATAATATTGTTGGTACATGGTTACCACAAATTATTTTATTTTTAACGAAAGTTTTTGCTATGGGTTATTTGTTAAGTGACCCTGCTAATCAAAATCTAAAATCTGTTGCAGCAGTTGTTGCCTTAGCTTTGCCACCGACGGTCGGTGGTAACCTGGAATTTATTTCAGGCTTGATTCGAGCTATAAAGGGGGCTATTGGCAATATCCAGGCACAGAGTGAAGATGATTCTTCGTTTATCAAAAGTTTTTACACCTTGACTAAAGGTGTGTTATCTGGAATATTTTCTGCTGTTGATAAAGAAGCTTTTGATGGTATGTATATATCAAGTAAAAAAGTTAAATTAATAACAGATTATATTCGTGGCGCTTCTACTATTATGGAGTTTTTACTTAAGATAGTTGAAAAATGTTTAGGGTTTGTTAGTGACAAAATTCTTAAACATTATGGTGTTATGCCTTGGTTTTTGAAAGAAGATCGTATAGCGCCTTTAATTGATCGTTTTATAGATATAAAAGAAAAACGATTAGATCAATTATCAGGAACTAGTCGTCATGCTGCTATACAAGTTAAGAAATTGTATGATGATGTTGTTAAAGTAGAAACTGATCTTGTTAAATCACGTAATTTATCTAAAGAATGTGGTATTAAAATTATGCCATATTTGAGAGTGATGGTACGGTCTTTGGAACAAATTTTAGCTAAGATACCCAATCATTTATTGACAGGTAAAGATATGCGTCGTTCAAAACCTTTTTGGGTTTATATTTATGGTAAACCACGTATTGGTAAGAGTGCTATGTTTCAACCTTATTTAGCTAATATTTTAGTTTATGCCTTGGGGTTACGTGATAAAATGGAAGATTATACTAATTTTACATATTTTCGTAATTTGGGAGATAAATATTGGGAGAAATATTTAGATCATCTTGTACTTTGGTATAATGATTTATTTCAGAATTATTCTGATGAAGAAGCTATGCATACTGCTGTGGCAGAGTTAACATCTGTTGTGGATGATAGTTTATACGCACTGAATATGGCTTTTGAAGATAAACATGGTGTTTATTTTAATTCTCCTATTGTTTTATCTAATTCGCAAGATGATATAATAGGTCAATCTTTTATTTCGTCAAAATGTTTATCGCATGGTGAACATTTGTATGCTAGACGTAACATTGTAGTTGAATTTTGTCTTAATGACAAATATTTAGCTGAAAGTGGTACAGGTATTAATTATGCAAAAATGCATCAAGAAATGGCTATTGGTCCAAATATTGGTAATTTATTTCCAGAAGATATGTATGTACTTAAATTTCATGAACCAATTTCTGGTAATTTAATTTCAGAAAAACATTTTAAAGATGGTATAAATTATATTGTTGAAGCTGCTAAAATTCATAGAGCTTCCCAAGATGATTTTAAAATTAAGCTATATGATCATTTTAATGATATTTGGGCACAAAGTGGCGACACAGATCAAATTTTAGAAGACGAATTGTATGCTAAATTGTGTCAAATCGAAGAAGAAAATGATTTTAAAAGAATACAACAAGCTAAACCAATTATCGATTTATCACGTTCTGAGTATTTGTATAATTTGCGTATGCGTATGCAATCAGAATTACAAGGTATAATGATATCTGAACCACGTTATAAAGATGTATCCACACAAACTGAATTTCCTATTTTATGTGAACAATGTTTTAAAAGATCTTGTTTACATTTAAATTTGAAGGCACAATGTGGAGAAAGTACATCTGTTTGTATGGGTGTTTGTGAGATACCTAATGTAGCTATGACATGTCGATATTGTACTCAACATGTTGTACATTGTTTGTATAAACAACATGTTATTGATTGTGCAGCACAACATGCTAATATTGTACGTTGTGAATATGATGGGTGGTTTGATGCAAAAGATAAAATTGAACCTATAGTAGCTTTAGAAAATTTTGTAGCTGCTATTATGCGACATTGTCCAGATATTATTGATGCACCTTTTACTAAATTTGTAATAAAAGCTTATGATGAAGATTACAAGCCATTAATAGAAGCTGTACAGACAGCTCATTTTGAAGTAAATCAAACTAAAGATGAACAAATGGCAAAAATATCAGTAATTATTGAGTTGGCATGTGTTTATAATTGGGAAAATTATTATAAAGATTCACAAAATCCTAGTTTATGGAAAGATTTTAAAAAATCTTTTAAATCTTGTTGGTCTTCTTTTGTTGATGGTTTAAACTATATGATTGCACACCATCCTTTTTTAAGTTGGATAGTTTTCATGGTTGTTTATATGGGAATTTATATAAGTATTTTGTGGATGTTGGGTGATATAGTACCAATTAATGCTCAAACTGCTGAAGGTAATAATAAGAGTAAAGTTAAACAAATTACTCGTGTTAAAAAACAAGTTGATAAACCTAAAGCCCAATCGTATGATGAACAAAATGTAGTAGTTGAAAATAAATTACGAGATCATTTGTGTAAATTTTTTATTTCTATTCGAAATGTTGAAGATACGCAAGATATAGATATTCGACATTTTGGTTCGGGTCTTTGTGTAGGATCAGATGTTTTTGTTTTACCTAATCATTTTTGGATGCGTTGGATGGAATTACGTGATTTTTATGGTACGCATGGAAATAAAGTGATTTTACATTTGGTATGGGATAGTAATAAAACTGTTCAAATACCATGGGATGTTATTAAAGTTTGGCAACCTGGTTATAAACATACTGAAGATTTAATTTATATACGTATAACTAAATTAATTCAGTTGTCACATATTAGTAAATTTTTTGTACATGTAGAAGATCAACCCACGTTGTTTGAAACATATTTATATGGTTTACGAAAAGAAGATTTTACATATCATTCTATGGCTGTTTCTAGTACTGAATATACGACAAATGTAACTTATACACATGAATCTCGTGTAGAACCAGTGTATAATGGTAAATTTGCCGAAAAACAGATTCACGTTCCACTTTGTTATCGGTATAACAATAGTTACACCGTTGGTGGAGATTGTGGTTTGTTATTAATTCATGCTGACAGTCGTATGAACTGCCGTAAGATACTTGGGATGCATACTGCGGGTAGTGTTAAAACAGGCCTTGGTATTTCATCAGCGATATTTTACGAGGATATTAAAGAGGCTTTTGATGAATTGTATAAAGATGATTTACCTATAACCCTTGAAGATGAAACTATTAGAGTATGTAATGAAGTTATTGCACAAAGCAATGAATATAAAGAACTGGAGAAAACAGGAGTTACTATCGTGGGTTATAAAGATAATTTTATCGATCCAGAAATTGGAGTTAACAAAAAATTTAAAATTACGTTACCGCGTAAAAGTAAAATTAATCATAGTCTTGTTCATGATATTATGAATGAAGATTTTGGACCTACTACTGTTGCACCAGCATGTTTAAAACCGTTCAATAGAGATGGTGTTATTATATCGCCTTTATATGAAGGTTTAAAGAAGATACCACGTTGTTCAAATATGGTTTCAAATAGGGAAATTTGCGAAGTTAGTCAACATATGTTTGACTCTATGAAATCTTGGCAATCTTCTTATAAAGAAATGCGTGTTTTAACAGACGATGAGATGGTTAATGGTTATGGACTTTTGAAGAGTCTAGATATGACTACATCTGCTGGTTTTCCGTATATCGTAATTGATAATTCTAGTGGTAAAAATCCATATTTTGAATTAACATGTGTTGATCCTAAAAAATACAATATGGGTCATATTGTTAGAAAATATGTTGAACATCGTGAATTTTTAGCTAGACAAGGTATTATTATGGAAACTTTTTTCCTAGATACTTTAAAAGATGAAGTTCGTGATTTAGATAAAGTTATTGCTGGTAAAACTAGAATTTTTCAAGTTGCACCTATGGACTTTAATATGTTATTACGTAAATATTTTGGAACTTTTATCTCTTTTTGCCATTCAACTTATTTAGAAGGTGAAATGGCTGTTGGCATAAATGCAAATAGCTTAGAATGGAGTTTTATGATTAAACAATTACTCCAAAATTCGGGAGAATTTATTAATGGAGATGGAAAAAATTTTGATGCTTCACTTGGTCAACAATATATGATGGAAGTTTGTGAAATAATTAATCATTTATATGATGATGGCAAAGTTAATGCGCTTGTACGTAGAACTTTGTTTGCGACTTTTTTAAATTCGCGTCATATTGTTGGTAATCTAGTGTATATGGCAAGACAAGGTAATAAATCGGGTATAGCTTTAACAACTATTTTTAACAATCTAGCTGGTATGTTTGCTATACGACTTGCATATTTACGTAAATATAATTCCTTATATGGTTTTACACGTATGATTTCAGCTAAGTTTTATGGAGATGATGATTTAATATCTGTAAAAAGTAATCAATGTTTAGTTGATAGTGTTTTTTATCAAAAAGTTTGGCACTATTTAGGAGTAGAATATACTGCAGCTGATAAGGGTGATGTGCTGAAACCATATTATAAATTAGCTGAAATATCTTTTTTACAACGAGGTTTTTATGAAGATGAAAAATATCACGTCTTCATGCCTCGTTTGTGTTATAACACAATCATGGAGATACCTAGGTGGAGCGAATCTGATCCGTATAATATGAATGATCAGATGAATCGTTTTAATTCAGCTCTTCTTGAAATGTCTAATTATGATGAATCCCAATTTAAAGATTTACGTAAACATTTCGTAGAATATATTAGCACCTTACAAGAAATGGGTTTGGCTATAAAATTGACAGATCTTTTTACGTATAGATATGCCAAACAATTAGTATTTCCTGAGATCTATACACAAAATCCCCTCACTCAAGAGCATCGTGATCTTCTAGTTCATATTGACAAGTGTGAACAGATGCTGTTGCTCCGAGGCGGTGGTTCCGAATAACTGTCAGGCGCTCTAGCTGTGTAATGGGCCGCTAGAGAGTGCTTCTAATTAACCAAATCCCATTTCTATTTTACAAGAAATTATAAAGTTTGTGCAAACTTTAAATGCTCAAACAGGGGAAGGAACATCTAAACAAAAAATAAAACAAGTTAAGCGTTCTGTAAAGAATAAACAACGTGTTTATCTTAGTGGTGTACAATTTTATGCTCAAAGTGGTGAAGGAAATCCAACATATACTGAACAACTTACCCGTTTTTATGATGAATCTGTAGTGCATCAACCAGATGCTGAAGAGCGTCAAGGGATGCAAGGTATTCCACGACAAAAAATCCAAGGAATGCCTCCAACGCTTGAAAATTTTTTAACTCGTCCACGAGTAGCTACTCAATTTAGTTGGGTAGATACTTATGCTATACGAACAGAGGTGTTAAATTTAGATTTTCCAAAAACTGTAATGACACCTAGTTCTTTTACTGCTAAATTGGAACAATTTTCATGGTGGCGACCCGATTTTGAATTTGAAATACAACTTAATTCAACAAAATTTCATTATGGTCGTCTTATGTTTGTTGTGCGTCCATTTGCTGATTGGTTACATGCTTCTTATATTACAGCACAAAACGCATCTACATGGCCCGAATGGTATCAAATAAGTGCAAATTCTCAGCAATCACTTAAAATTCGAGTGCCTTTTCGACATTGGGTACGTAAATTACCTTCGGTTATGGGTCAAGATCAATTTTTACGTATGTTTAATTTACGTGCATACGTTACTGCGCCTTTATCTTCAGCTATGTCAGCAACTGTAGCACCTGTTACAGTAACTGTTTACTGGCGATTAGTAGATCCCGGCATTTCTAGCTATAATGGTCAAGCTTTGGCTCAATCTGGAGAACAAAATAATGAAGTTCTTAAAATGTTGGGACAAGGAGTATCTACTTTATTGCCTAATCCAATTGGCCAAGCAACTACGACTATATCTTCGGCTTTTAATACAATATCTTCTGTTTCAAAAGATATTTCTCGTTTGGCCGTTACAGCTGGATTATCTAATCCAACAAATCCTGCACCAACTACTGCAATGCAAATTCGTCAACCTTTATTTTCTAAATCCAATGATATGCCTAATTCAGTTAATTTGGGTCCAACTCAGGCTAATTGTCTTATGACAGATTATGGTTTGGCTAATGCTACAGAAGATGAAATGGATATTGTTAATATTGTTGGGCATCCCAGTTTATTATATACTGGTAAAATTGAATCAACTGATGCAATTGGCAAAGTATTATGTCAATATTACCTAAATCCCCAAATGATGGTTTATGGTGATTATAGTTTTGTGCCGGCTACAAATACTTTACAACCAACACCTATTTATTATATAGGACGAATGTTTACGAATTGGCGTGGAGCTTATAAGTTTCATATTTCGTTTATTTCTTCGTCTTTTCACAGTGTTCGTGTTCGGTTTTTATGGAATCCAGTAAATTTAGACGCTGCTATTACCACATACAATTTAAATCAACGTGTAAGTATGTATAATGTGTTGATGGATATAAATCAACAAACCGATTTTTCAATTTTGGTACCATATGACCAGTGTGTCGAATGGTTGAAAACTGGAATCACAGTTGGATCAACACAAGTGTCTGCTAATTGTGCGAATGGTTATATGTCTTTAGTTTTAGAGACTGTTTTAACTTCAGCATCCGATACTATACAACCAATTTATTATCAAGTTTTTGTTAGCATGGCAGATGATGCACAATTTGCTGTACCTAATTTGGAACGATTAAATATTTGGGGAAATCCTTTTTTAGCTGATCCAGCGCTAGCTTTATCTTTGGTAGAAGATGATGATTTAGTTGCACAAGATGGGTACTGTGCTCAGTCAGGCGAACGAGTGGGAGAATGTGAAGTACCTTCGTCATCATCTTTTTGTCTTCGTAATACCGAATATATTAGCATTATGGGTGATCCTGTACATGCTCATCGAGTTTATGGTGAATCTACTGTGTTTGAATATTCTTCGGTTAAACAATTGGCTAATATGCTTTCACCAATGGAACGTTTTACTACTGTTGATACAACTAATTTTGTTGGACGACAAGTTAATCCTTTTGGTGTTATGAAATTTGCATATAATGATGATATGTGGTTGTGTTACTATAATCAGATCCGTTCAATTTTTCGATTTGGACGTGGATCTTTTCGATTTGTAGCATTGGTTGATGCTTCTTCTATGCAAGCTACATCCTATTTACGTCCTGGCATTGACGATTTAACAGCTTATTGGGCAACTACTAATAATGATCCGTTTATGGGAACAGCAAGTTTGTCTGTAGTTCCTGGTGGATTTCAATATTTTATGTCAACTATGTATATGCCTGCTGATGTTGTCATTCCATATTATTCAACAGTGCCATGTTTACCATTTATTTCACATGCCACCAAGGCTCCTCCGTTTTTTGCTACTTCTAGTGCAGGAAACATTACATTTTCAAACCAGTCTACTGCTGGTCTTGCTATACTTTATTTTGGCGCTACGTCAGATGATTTTATTTTTGGTACCCGAATAGGTATGCCAACATTAAAATTTCCGGCTCCAACGCCTTAATTTATATTTTTTAGAGTGCTATTGCTCTTCTTTTTTAGAAAAGAAATAATTCAAGATCTTATTTTATGAGAATGGATAGTTTTTCTGGTATTTCCAGGGAAATTTATTCATATTTTAGTTTAAGGTACATAGTAAAAGAATGAGCGCTATTGTACCACTTCGGGTAACCGTTGTTTACATTTTGAAGACCTC